AAAGAAGGTAAACAAGACAAAGTTGGCTTTCAAAAAGAACCTAGCAACATTGACAAATAAGTCAATTTGTGTTATATTATATAAAAAGGAGATATTATGCCAGAAGTGAAAATATTAAGACTAATTACTGGAGAGGATATAATCGCAAAGGTTATTGATAGATCAGTAGAAACAACAAAACTAAACAAAGCATTTGTAATCATACCACATCAACAAGGTCCAGGAAAACCTGTACAATTAATGATGACTTTGTATAGTCCATATTCAAAAAGTGACGACATTGAAATTCAAACTCCAAGTATAATTTCAAGTGTTGAACCTAAAGAAGAAATATTAAAATCATATAAACAGAATACAAGTAGCATACTTACTGCTCCAAGTTTAATAACAGAAACTAAATTACCAAAACTATAATAGTGATAACCGTAAACTTTATTAGGACAAATAATGAAAAAGTCCAAGTAAAGGTGCCCGAAGGTTGGACTATTATGGAAGCAGCTAGAGAGGCAAACTTGGAAGAAATCCCTGCTATATGTGGTGGGGCTTGTGCTTGTACAACTTGTCACATATATGTCAATAACGCATGGATTGACAAATTAGAAAAAATAGATTATAATAGTACAGAGATTGAATTGTTAGAATATGAAAAAGGTTATAAAGAAGGTATAAGTAGATTGGGTTGTCAAATTACATTAACAAAAGAACTTGATAATATCATTTTACATTTATTAGATAATGAACTTTTATAAAAACGTAATTGAACATAGAGGAAAACTTTTAGTCCGTGGTATCCACGATGGAAAAGACTTTAAAGAAAAGATAAACTTTAGTCCTACGTTTTATGCATTAACACAACAACAAACAGAATTTAAAAACTTACAAGGCCAATATTTAAAATCAATTACATTTAAATCTATTGACGAAGCTAGAAAATTTAAAAAATTTACAGCTACCGAAAACTCACCTATCTATGGATTAGAGAGATTTCATTATCAATATATTAATAAAGAATATCCTGGTGATATAGAATGGTCAAAAGATTATATTAAAATTTTTACACTTGATATTGAAACCGCCTGTGAAAATGGTTTTCCAGATGTAGAAAATCCAATAGAAGAAGTTATTTGTCTTACTGTAAAAAATCAATCAAACAAACAAATTATTACTTGGGGTATTGGTGATTATCATACTGATAGACCAGATATAACATACATTAAATGTAAAAATGAAAATCAACTATTATTTGAATTTCTGAAGTTTTGGATTAAAAACCATCCAGATGTAATAACTGGTTGGAATACTAAATTTTTTGATTTACCTTATTTAATGAATAGACTTAAAATGATTGCAGGTGATAAAGTAGCAAACAAAATGTCACCTTGGGGTTTAATTGAAAGAAAAGAAATTGTTGTAAGAGGTAGAACGCAAACTGTATATGAATTATATGGTATAACTATGTTAGATTACCTAGACATCTACAAACAATATATTCCAACTAAACCTGAAAGTTATAAATTAAATCATATTGGTTATATTGAACTTAATGAAAAGAAAGATGATAATCCTTATGATACATTTAAAGAATGGTATACAAAAGACTTTCAATCGTTTGTTAATTATAATATACAAGACGTTGAGATTGTTGATAAGTTAGAGGATAAACTAGGATTAATTGATCTTGCTTTGACTATTGCTTATGACGCTAAAGTAAATTACAATGATGTATTTTCACAGGTTAGATTATGGGATACATTAATTGCTAATTATCTTTTTACAAAAAATATTTGTGTTCCACCTAGAGAGGACCACATTAAAGAAACAAAATATGAAGGCGCTTATGTAAAAGAACCTATTACAGGTATGCATAAATGGATTGTTTCTTTTGATATAAATTCTCTATATCCACATATTATTATACAGTATAATATCTCACCAGAAAAAATTATTGGCGTTAAATCTTCTGGCATAAACGTCAATAAACTTTTATCACATACAACGCCTTTAGATTATTTAAAAACTGAAGGCGCTTGTATAACACCAAACGGTGCTTTATTTAAAACAGATAGTCAAGGTTTTTTATCAGAGATGATGGAAAATATGTATAATGACAGAGTTAATTATAAAAATAAAATGTTAAAGGCAAAACAAGAATATGAAAAAACTAAAACACCAGAACTTGTAAAAGAGATTGCTCGTTGTCATAATATACAATGGGCTAAAAAGATTGCTTTAAATTCTGCTTATGGTGCAATTGGTAATCAATATTTTAGATATTATGACGTAAGACAAGCAAGTGCCATTACAACTGCCGGCCAATTTATTATTCGTTATATTGAAAATAAGATGAATGAATATTTAAATCGTATTTTAAAAACCCACGATAAGATTGATTATGTGGTTGCTTCAGATACAGATTCAATTTATATTACACTAGATAAACTTGTTGAACATACTTGTAAAGGTAAAACACTTGAACAAACAACTAATTTTATTGATAAGGTTGTGGGAAGTAGATTAGAACCTTTTATTAATAAATGTTTTGATGAACTTGCTGATTACACAAATGCATTTAAAAATGTAATGGTAATGAAAAGAGAAGCAATTGCGAATAAAGGTATTTGGACTGCTAAAAAAAGATATATGTTAAGTGTATTAGATGAAGAAGGTATTAGATTATCAAAACCTAAATTAAAGATTATGGGTATTGAAGCAGTTAAGTCATCTACACCTCAAGTATGTAGAGGTAAGATTAAAGAAGCAATTGAAATTATAATGAACAAAGAAGAAGATGATTTACATAAATTTGTTGCTGATTTTAAAAAAGAATTTTTTACATTAGACGCTGAACAAATATCTTTTCCTAGGTCTTGTAATAATATTAAAAAGTATAGACACGCAAGTAATATTTTTATTAAAGGAACTCCTATACACGTTAAAGGTGCTTTAATCTATAATCATCAAATACAACAATTTAATCTAACAAACAAATATCCTCTTATACAAGAGGGTGATAAAATTAAATTTATAAAACTAATAGAAGCAAATCCATTTAAGTATGATGTGATTTCTTATATAACAAAACTTCCTAAAGAATTTAACTTGGCTAAATATATTGATTATGAAGTACAATTTGAAAAAACATTTTTAGACCCTTTGAGATTTATATTAAACTCAATAGGTTGGAACTATGAAAAACAAGCATCTTTAGAAAGTTTTTTTGAATGATAACAAATTTATTAATATTAATTATAACTTTACACTGGTCTTTTGCATTAGGTATGTATTTAGCAGCTACAACATCAATTTCTATATTTCATTTTTTAATGATTTGTATAATGATAAAATATTTTTTTATAACATATGGAATGAACTAACTATGGGAATTATATCTTTTCCTAAAAATAAATATAAAGTAATTTATGCAGATCCTCCTTGGTATTTCAAATCATATTCGCAAAAAGGAGAAGGAAGAAACGCCACTAGGCATTATTCTTGCGCTAGTATTTCTGACATTATTTCTTTACCTGTTAGTAAACTTGCTGAGGATAATTCCACTCTTATAATGTGGGTGACAGATCCGTTTCTACAACAAGCATTTAAAGTTATAGAGGCGTGGGGTTTCACTTATAAAACAGTTGCTTTTACTTGGGTTAAACAAAACAAAAATAATAACGATTACTTTAAAGGTTTAGGTTATTGGACAAGAGCAAATCCAGAAATGGCACTATTAGCCACTAAGGGTAAACCTCGTAGAATGTCTAGTAATGTAGATCAGTTAGTTGTATCGAATCGTAGAGAACACTCCAGAAAACCAGATGAGATATATGGACGTATAGAATCATTATTAGAAGGTCCATATATTGAGTTATTTGCTAGAAATCAACAACCAGGTTGGGATAATTGGGGTAATGAGGTTGACAAATTTAATAAAATATGATATAGTATCAATATGTACAAATACCAAAGATATACATTAAAAGACACATTAGAAAGTGAAAAAAGAGAACTATTTAAAGTGTTATCTACTTTCGCTGGTGGCGGAGGTTCATCTACTGGTTATAGATTGGCTGGTGGTAAGATACTTGCGATTAATGAATTTGTACCTGAAGCTCAAAACACATATAGAGAAAATTATCCAAATACTTTAATTATACCTGGTGACATAAAAAAGTTAACAGGAAAAGATTTTTTAGAAAAGATTAATTTAAAACCAGGTGAACTTGATATACTTGATGGTTCGCCACCGTGTTCAGCGTTTAGTATGGCTGGTTCAGTATCACACGGAAAAGGTAATACACACGCAGATGCTTTTGGTAAAACAAAACAATATAGTGACATTAAAGGTGTAGAAAATGTTGAAGATTTATTTTTTGAATTTTTAAGAGTGGCAAAAGAAATACAACCAAAAGTTATTATAGGTGAAAATGTTGAAGGTCTTACAATGGGTGAAGCAAAAGAGTATTTTCATAAGATACAAAATACATTTGAAGAAATTGGTTATCTTGTAGTTGCGAATGTTTTAAATGCGAGTTACTTTGGTGTACCTCAATCACGTAAAAGAACTTTCTTTATAGGAGTAAGAGAAGATATTGCTGATAAGATTGGTTTAAATTTTATGACAATGTATCAATTATATCCAGATGCAAATAAAGAACAAACAACACTAGGTGAAGCAATTAATGATATAGTAAATGAAGACAAAGATGAGTTAGATTATCTTTTTAAAGCACTTGGTCCAGATAAAGCAGTTGGTAAAACTTTGGCTAAAATGCCAAAAAATCCTGATAAAGTATTAACAGGTATGGATTACCACGATAAAGGTCATCATTTTAATTTAAAAAGAACTAGTTTAAAGAAGCCTAGTCCAACAATTACTGCGATGGGTAATCTTGCTGGTGTCGCTGGTACGTGTCACCCTTTTGAAGATAGAAAATTTACAATTAAAGAATTAAAAAGAATTATGAGTTTACCTGAAGATTTTAAATTAACAGGTGCACATAAACAACAATCAGAAAGAATTGGTCGTATGGTACCACCTCTTATGATGAAAGCACTTGCTGAAAGTGTATATGAAAAAGTATTGAAACCATATAAGGAGAATATATAATGACTAAATTTACATTTGCTACATCAGAAGAAGGTTTTGATAATCATATAGAAAATTCTGTAAGAGGTTATACAAATCTTTGGAATGATGTTTTATCTTTATCAAAATATTTTGTTGAAGATTATACAGAAGTTGTTGATCTAGGTTGTTCGACAGGTAAACTATTGAAGGCTATGATTAAACAAAATCACAAACATATACCACAAGCTAGATACACAGGTATAGAAATTGAAGAAGACTTTTTTAAAGATTATGAAAAAGACCTAGACGAATATCCTCAATTAAATTATTTTAAAGGTGATGTTAGAGAGTATGACTTTCAAAATTGTTCTTTAGTTACTTCTATCTTTACTTTACAATTTATGAAACCAAAAGATAGAGAAGAAGTTATTAACAAAGTTTATAATGGTTTAAATAAAGGTGGCGCATTTATCTTTTCAGAAAAGACTTTTAGTTGTAATCCAAAAGTACAAGATATGATGACTTTTATGTTTTATGACCACAAAAGAAAAAACTTTACAGATAAAGAAATATTAGATAAAGAAGTTACATTGAGACATATGATGAAGCCAAATACAAAAACAGAATTATATGAAATGCTAAACAAGGCTGGTTTTGAAGTACATACCTTTTGGCAGAATTTTAATTTCATAGGTGCGATTGCGTTGAAGAATAAATAGTATGGCAATGCCAATTACTAAAGCACAATACACGGACTTAAAAGAATATTGGGACTATCAAAGAAAGATAGAATACAATAAAGAAGCTCTCAAAAATATGTTAAATAAATTTGAGGGACGAGTATATAATGATTTTGGTATGGTATCGCAAGATGAAGTTTTTGATAACTTGTGGTCAAAGGTAGTAAGTGATGACTTTGAAGACCCACCAAAAGGATGGATACCACAAGATAAAAAATATAGATTTGAATGGGAAGGGGAACCTAAAGAGATAAAAAAATTATCATCATCTAAAGGTAGACCTGTTATATTAAGAGCAAAAATTAGTGATAAAGATATTTGACAATATTATAGATATTTACGACCAAGAAATAATTAAGAAATATATACTTAATGATGATGGTTGGACATATGTAGATGATGTTTCTTTAAAAAATAACTCACATCAAAGAAGACCAGGTTTTAAAAAAATTTTTGATACTAAAAATTTACATATGAGTATTAAAAATTTAATCTATATGATTAGATGGAAAATGGAAATGATACCATATAATGCTGAAGATGAAATATTAGAAATAAGATCATTTTTACAATTACCATTAAATAAAGAATTTATAGGTCAAGGTGTGGATACTCCACATTTAGATAGAACAGAACCACATTTAGTTTTTTTATATTATATAACAGATAGTGACGGCGATACAATAATATATGATTATAAAAGTAAATCACCAGGCGACATTCCATATTTTGAAGATATAAAAGAATTAAAAAGAATTACACCTAAACAAGGTAGAGTTGTAGTATTTGATGGATTACATTGGCATACAGCAGAACAACCTACCAAAGATATAAGATGTATATTAAATATAAATGAGAATCATAATATATAAGAAACAAGAATATATGACATTTGACTTTCTCTCTAATACACTTGACAAAATACTAGATTCGTGTTATAGTATTGGTATTAGTAGGAATAATATAATGTTAAGTTTTAGTGAAGACGAAAAGGAGGATTATGAGCGACTTTCTAAAAGATATAATTAAGGAAACAGGAAATGAATACGCCTCACTTGTAAGTGAAGGTGTTGATAGTGCAGATGTAACAAGTTTTATTGATACAGGTTCATATTCTTTTAATGCATTGTTATCAG